CCGAGCTGGTTACGCGCGACGTTGAGAACAGTCTCAGCTGTCGTCATTCAATCCCCCCTTGACTAGCTCCGGGGCTACAGCCCGGAGCACCCCCGTAAGATTGTGAATCTGCTTCTTCAGCGAAGAGATTTCGGTAGTCAAAGCCTCTACCGCCACCTCAAGGCGGTCACCGCGGGCTTTCTGGGCCTCTGCCTCTTCACGCCACACTTCCTGTGTGGCTATCTGCCGAGACGCCTTTATGCGCGCCTTGGCGCCCGATCCAAGGCCGATGCCGCCAGCCGCTAAGGCGGCCACGTTGACAAGCGTGTCAAGGCTCACACCCAGAACCCCCGTTACTGGATAGGAAGATGGGCAAAGTCCGGCGAAAGGCTGAAGGTGTAGGTAGGCACCAACGTGCCGCCCTCGGCCTTAGCCGACACGCTCACGGACTCAACCCAAGCGAAGTACTGATCTGTTGGGGCGTTCGCCGGAAGGTCCGTGAACACCACCCGAGAGCCCACGTCAACCATTGGGACCAGCGAAGCTAGATCCTGGTTAATGACCGTGAACTGTGCGGAGTCGCAGCGCGTAGACGGCGTCACGTATGAGGCCAGGAACGCCGCAGCCCGCTGCGTCTCGTTAAGGTCCGCCGCCCGAATGTTCATCGACTGCCGATGAGAGCCGTACCGCAGATAGGCCGGGTAGTTCGCGATGTTCCATGTCAGGGTCTGCGTCGGTATGCCGACGTTGCCTGACGTAGCGTCAACCTCAGTCCAAGTCCTGTCGATGTCCGACAGGAACAACAGAGACGAGTCCGGCGCGGTCGAGCCCAGCGCCGAGAACACGTAAGGCACTACCGAATCAGACCGGTAAGACGAGTCCTGGACCATCACCGCGCTGTAGCGCGACATGCAGACCAGGCCGCCTATCTGCGAAGCGGCCGTGTTCAAGCCTTCCAGGCCGGTCGCGCTGCTGAACGAAGGCGGGTCCACAAGGGACGCCGTAGACGTCGAAGGCGACCCCGTGACGAGCTGAGCCGAAGGACGCGCCAGCCCGCAGGCGCCCATAAGCCACGGCAGCACCTTTTGAGCCGGAGGCCCGTTAACCACCTGAGACGTGTTCCAGACGCCCGACACCCGGGCCGAATTGAACGCCGCCAGGCGGCCGGCCCAATCCAGGCCCGTCCCGGCGTAGGACGCCGGGGCGTACAACTCGAACGTAGCCGAGTTGATGGACACGCCGCCGATGGTCAACGCCGCAGGCCCCGACAGGCGGAACTGAGGCGCAGGCGGCATGGTCAGCGACTCGGCACCCGACGTGAACATGAGTTGCCCGTTGTAGAAGCACTTCGTAACCACCGTGGGGCTTGAGCCCCCCGAGGTGGTCAGCTCTAGGGCGCAGTGACCGCCCTGGAACATGTCCTTTGCGGCGCCGCTGGCAATCGTTCCTGAGTTCCCGTTTCGGTCAAGCCACCCGCCGGAAAAGTAACCGCTAGAGCCGCTTGTATAAAACGACAGCACCGGCCCGAACGCCGACATGTACTGGTCACCACCCGGATGCAAACCCGGGTTCGGGTCGCTGGTGTTCTGGCGCATCAGATACCAAAACTCTATGGACATCCCGGCGGCGAGCTTCCCGAAAGACATCAGGTAGATGGCCGGAGACATCGGCCACTTCACGCCGTTGTTGCCGACGCCGAGGAAGTCTCCCGGCAGAGCCGACGAACTGAACCCCGGGGAATAGTTCATGTTGTTGTAGACCGTGTTCGCGTTCTGGACGGACCCGCCGATCATCTGCTGATTGGGGTCAACCCAGTTGGTGTCGGCTTGGCCGTCCATCTCCCAAGAGCCCAACACCCGCCAATCCGGCTGGAAGCCGAAGGCTTGCGGGGGCTTAGGCAACTGCGTGTCGCCCATGATCCGCATCGGGTCAGTGCACGTCGCCACGACTGAAGCCGTGTCGTCGTACTCCGTCAGGGACTCCCACTTGTCAACGAAGCCCTGAAACACGGGCATGGTTCCGTCTCCCGGCGTGTACGCCGGAACCGTCTGCCCCTTAGTGACATCGACTAGCTGAAGGTCCCAAATCGCGGTGTTCCACCCGTACGTGGAACCCGACGAGAGGGTTTCACTGGTGTAAAGAGTGAACTGGAATTCGGGCTGTTGGTAGGTGCTCGGGATCGTAAACGTCCAAGAAACGGTCTTCCAGCCGAAGTCTCCGGGGCTGATGTGCTGTACCGGCACTGCCCCGTTGAAGAACGTTGAAGAGCCCGGCGCAGAGTTTACGGTCGTGTTGATCCCGATGGTTACGCCCGTGCTGTTCGCAGCGAACCGCCAAGAGGCAACCTGGCAGTTGAACGTGTACGTGTTGCCCGGGATCAGCATCCACGGAACGGCAACGCCGTTCCCCGAGGGCCCATAGAGCGACAGCGAAGACACAGACGACGTGGTCGCCGAATACGTCGTTACGCCGCTAGAGCTATCGTGAGAAAAGTTCGTCCCGTTAGCGAGAACCCAAGCGCCCACCTCGTTCACGTCCATACCGGCTGGCACGCCGTCGTACGTGTCATAGCCAAGGTTCAGCCCGGGGGGCATGAGGTTCTGCCCGGTGGTCTCGAACACGCGCACCTTGCGGCGCGGCAGAATGTTCCCGTAGTTCGGCGAGATCTCCTTGAGCGAAGGCGAATACAGGTAGAGGCTCGAAGAGCTAACCGCCTGCTCTGTCCTCAGGACAAGGGACGCCTTAACCGCCCCTGTCGGGGCCGTTCCAACAGCCTGCACCGGGAACCACCATCCCAGGTTCGCGCCGCTGTTGATCGGAATCCGCTTCGTCTCGGTCGAGCCGTGCCGGTAGTGATCCGCAACGTCCTGCGCAGACAACCCCTGTCGGTACTGCGCAAAGTCCGCGATCTGGCCAGAAAACCAGTTGCTTGCGGGAAGCGCGGTCAGGGCCGGCGTTCCCGCCCCCTGGTGATAGGTGGTGTTGTGGGTAGTGTCAGCACAACCAAGGATCGGGCGGCCGGGGCCGCCCGTGGTCGAAACGCTGTCCGTCCCGATCAACACGCCGTCGAGGTAGTAGCTGGCGACGTACGAAGCGACCGAAACAACGTAGTGGTGCCAGTAGCCGTCGTTCACGAGCTGGGGCGACTTCACCTGAGTTTGGATCTGTGACGTTACCTGGCAATACAGGTAGCCGTCCGTGCCGACGTACAGCGCCGGCCACAGCTTGCCGGAAGACAAGTCCGGGGCCCCAGTGGGCGAGATCGGGTTAGCCCAGCTAGACCCGGTCATGTTGTAGTCGCCGAGGATCGGCCCGGCGGTCGTGGTCTTGAACCAGAACTCAACCGAAGAACCGGTGTTAGCGGCAACGTAAAGGTGTATGCCCGTAGGCTCCGCGATCGAGCTGGTTCCGTTGAACGAAGCCGCGGTGCCTGTCCCGTACTTGTCCCACGACGGCACCGACGTGACGTTGTAGCAGACCATCGGGTCAATCCCAACAACCGCGTTGGACTGGTTCGTCAGGGTCTCCCCGGCGCCCATGCGGTGATACGTGTCGGGAAGGCTCATCCGAACCACGTTCGGGTATTGGTTGTAGGCGTAGTCATGGTCAACGCCGGAGGTGATCTCGGCCCCGGCCGAGTTGTAGAAGGCGATACGCGCCGACACGATGCCGGCGGCCGTGGTCGTTGACTGCGCCAGAAGCGACCCCTTGTAGGCCTTCCCCGGCGTCACGGGGATCTTCGCGGAGGTTGCCTGGTCTTCCCCCGAAACAGCCGACGTCATGTTGATCTGAAGGGCCGTGGAGCTTCCCAGGTACCCGGCCGGGGGATTCAGTCCGCTGTTGATCGACAGGGCGGCATGCGTGCCGTGCGTCCACTGCGAGGCGTCATCGGTGTTCCTGACGTGAGAGGGAAGCAGCTCCGGGCCGTAGGCGCGGCCGGGCGTGTAGGCGCCGTCCGCGTTGTCGAACTGGATAGACGCCGTGCCGGTCTGGACCTGATCCAGCTCGGTCGAGCGACCGCGCTGTGTGTCGATGGCCGTAACGTCAGAACTGACGTCGGACCACTGAACGGCAGAGTCACCCGGAAGGCCGGTCCAAGAGACGTGAACCCCAAGAGTTGTAGCCATAGCTAGAAGGCCCCCACGCGCGAGCGTGAGGGCCGTTCACCCCTCCCCGTAGTAGTTGCTTAGGAGATCCCCGTAAGCCCCGTAGCGCCGCCGTTGCGGCGGCCAATCTGGCGGATCTCGTCGCGGATGGCCGTGGACATCTTCCGCGCAAAGTCCTTCTCGGCCTGGATGCTCCCGGCGACATTGATAGTGACGTTGACGGCCGGACCGTTAGCGCCTTGAGCGCCGCCCTGAGAGCCCGCAGAAGCCCAGAGCTGGCCCGCGTTGCGGGCGTTAGCCGCAGCCGCCGCAGCGGCCGTCTGGGACTGCTTCTGGAACGCCGCAGAGAACTTCGACGCCGGGACGTTCACCATGCCCACGAGTGCGTCATGGGCGCCTTGCGCCTTGTCCTGAATGCCGTTGATGAAGCCCTGTGCGGTGTGGCCGCCAACCACCATGAACAGTCGCGAAGGCGACTTGATGCCGAGGAAGCTTAGGACGCCGTTATAGGCGTCTGACACCACGCTGACGGCCGCGTTCTTCAGGTTCCCGGCTGCCTGCTTGATGCCGTTGACCATTCCCATGATCATGTTCCAGCCGGCGTCAATGAGCCAGTTACCGACGTCGCCCAACCAGGAAGTGACGTTCCCCGGGAGCGCGTTAAGCCAGTTCCACAAGCCGACAGCCCCACGGGTGATCCCGTTTATCATGCCGTTGAGCACGTCAATACCGGTCTGCACAAGCCACGTTCCGGCGCGGCTGAGGGCCCCGCCGATCTTGCCGGGCAGCTCCAAGAACCAGTTGTAGAGACGGCCTGCCCAGTCGGTGAAGTCCCGCCACTGGCGAGTGACGAAGTCCAAGAAATCGGCCTTGACGTTCACCCAAAGCTGAGACCAAAGCTGCTTGATCCCGGCAACCGACCTGTCCCAAAGCCCCGTCATGTCGTCCCATAGGCCCTTCATGAAGGTGCCTACGTCCTTCATCGGCGACATGATCGCGTCACCGATGGCCTTGAAGCCCTCAACCGCGAACTTCAACAGCTTGCCGAAGATGACCACTTCAAGGAAGCCCACGATGGTATCCCAGATGCCGCGAAGCATCTCCTTAATGCCGGTCCAGATCTTCGACCAGTTGCCGGAGAAGACGCCGTTAAGGAAGTCCAAGAGCCCTTGGAAGAACCGGGTGACTCCGCTAACGAGAAGGACAACGCCGTTTATGAAGCCCTTGACTACGTCAATCAGCGGGCCGCCGAAGGTGTCGAGAATCCAGGACAAGACCGGCTTGAGGAACCCGAGAAGGTTCGACAGGTCATCGATCACAGTCCCGATGAGCTTGCCTAGCTGCCCGAAGAGCGGCTGAAGCTTCTTCCAGGCCCAATCGAGAAGCGGAATGATCTTCTTGTCAATCCACTGTGCGAGCATCGCTAGAATCGGCTGGATCTTCGACCAGAGCCGTTCGACCTTCGGTGTAAGGTCCGTTGCGATCCACACAGACAGCTTCTTGAACGACGGAAGAATGTCCTTCTCAACGAACTTGCCAATGTCCCGCAGGATCGGCGCCAGGTCCTTAGAGATGTCCTTAGCTATCCGCAGCACAATCGGCGCCAGCGCCGCGAAGACCCGTAGACCGTCCTTCATGATCGGGACTATGTCCCGCTCGAAGACCTGGCCTATCCCCTTAAGTTCAGGGACAAGGACGTTCCGCACAAAGTCACCGAGCGAAGCGAAGATCTTACCTACGCCGGACGTGCCGCCAGTGCCGCCGCCGGAGGCGCCCTGAGAGAAGGCGTCCCAAGCTTCCTTGCCGAACTTCCCGAACTTGGTAAGCGCCCCGGGGAGGGCCGCAACCATCGGCTGAAGGAACGCCGCCAGCTTCGGAGCGGCCTGCATATACAGGTGTTGCACGGTTGACTCAACCGTGGCCCGCAGCTCGTTGAACGTGCCGGAAAGGCCCTTGGACTTGGCCTGAGCGATCGCGCTAGCCTCGCCCGTGCGGTGCATCAAGTTGATGTAGTTCTGAAGACCCCCGCCACCCTGCCGGATAGCGGCAAGGATCGGCTCCACGCCACGAGCCCCGAAAATGTCCTTCAGGTACGGCGCGATCTGCTGAAGCGAATGAGCGTCAAGGCCCTTGCCGAACTTGTCTTGCAACTGTTGGAAGATGTCCCCAAGCGGCTTCAGCTTGCCTTGCGTGTCGAACGCCTGAAGGCCTATCGCCTTCATGCCGTCCCTAGCGGCCTTGGTCGGAGCCGACATGTTCAGAAGCATCTGACGGAACGCGGTACCCGCCTGCGTGCCGTTGAGGCCGGCGTTGGAATACATCGCCATGACGCCCGACGTGGTCTGCAAGTCAATGCCGAAGTCGTGAGCGGCGACGCTCACATACTTCAGGCCGTCCGCCATGTCCTGAAGCGTCTGAGTGCTTGTGTGCGTCGCGTTGGTCAGCGTGTCCGCAACCATGCTCGCATCGGAAGCCTTCAGACCGAACGAGTTCAGGACCCGAGTCATTTCCTTAGCCGACTCGGAGTAGTCCGTGTTCGTGGCCTTAGCGAGAGCCATGGTCGGCTCAAGCTCGGCCATGGCGTCCTTACTGTTGGCGCCAGCCTTGGTCAGGTCATACAGAGCCCCTGAGGCGTCGCCAACGGTCTGACCCATCGCAGCGAACTGCGGAGACATGCTGTACAGCTGTTGTTCAAGAGCCTTCATCTGGCCCGTGGTCGAGTGCGTGAACGCCTGAATGGCGTTCAAGTTCTGTTCGTAGCCCGAGCCGATCTTGTAGAACTCGTCCGCGACCACGCCGGCCGCCGCCACGGCGCCAACCGCGAACAAGCCGATGCCCTTAGCGGCTCCCCCGAGCATCGACGTAATGCCGCCGCCGTGCTTGTCCGCTTCCGAGTGGGCGTGCTCAAGCCCGTGGGACAGCTCCCCAAGCGCGGTAACCGCGCCCATTGCGTCACCCGCGATGATGACGCGGAGAATCTTCTCACCAGCCGCCACGAGACCCCCCCGAGTCGCGTAAGTACTTCGCATGGGCGAGATACACGCGGTACTCGCCAAGCGTTAGCGTTCGAATCTGGGCCGGAGTCCAACCGTAGAACTGGGAAAGTAGAGCCCAGTCCTTAAGCCGTTCCAGCCTTAGGCGTTTCCCGCCTCATCAGCCTCCGCGAAGTTCAGCTCAGTAACCTTCACGTTGCGGGCGTCCTCAATGGTGAACGCGGGGTCTTCCCGGCGCTTGGTCAGAAAGACCAGCGCCTTAATCACCGTGATGGAGAGCTGGGCCTCACGCAGCGGACGCCCCTTAGCGTCCTTCTTCTGCTTGCCGGTCTCGGGGTCGATCACCGGCTTAGCCGCTAGCGCGTCCTGAAGCTGCATGCCGGTGATGTTCTCGAAGTCCTCAAGGTCCCCGAGGGACAGATCTTCCGGGTTCAGGTTCAGAGCAGACATGCGAAACCCCCAAAGTAGAAGGCCCCCGCGCGGGACGGGGGCAGAGCTAGCTAGTCGGAAAGACCGGAGTCCGAGATGTGGAAGCCGGCCATGCGCATAAGCGCCAGCATTGAAGCCATGTATTCGGACTCAACCTTGGCCTTCTGTTCCCGAATCGCCGGGTACAGGAAGTAGCCCACGCCCCCAGCGGGGCCAGACTCCTTAACCCACTGGTTGCCGGTCCACGGCTTGAATTGGTTGTATCTCTTAGCGCCGAACTCGGCGCCAAAGGCGAAAGGCATACCGCGACCAAGGCGCACAGAAGCCTGCCGAGTCGCCTTAGACGTCGCCAGGGAACCGGCCGCCTTAGCGGCCGTAGAACCGATCCCGGCGGCCTTGGCGGCGGCGGCATCCTTAACGATGTCCGCCGCCTTCTTGTTCACGTCAGCAACCTGCTTAGCCACCTCCGGAGTGGTGGCCTTAACTTGCGCCAGGAACTCATAGAGCCCCTGAACCTCGATCTTCTGTGAGAAGTCGTTTGAGTAGTTGCTAGTGAACTGCTTGCCACGGCCGCCGGCCATCAGGCCGAAACGTCCTTAGACGAATAGGCGATCGAGATCGGCGGGTCCGTACCGTCGTCAGTGGCGATCCCGGTAAAGGTGATCTCGGGAATCTTCGCGCCATCAACGTGAGGCGGGCCCACGTCGAACCGCGCCGCCGGAATGGTGACGGTCAGTGCCGCGCCCTGAGGGGTCGCGAAGTTGGCCACGATCGCAGCGGTAGCCCCGGCGTTAGTCGCCGCAGAAACCCGGTTGAACTGGGTCATGCCGTCGAACTCGCCCTTAAGCTCCCAAGTGAGCTTTCGAAACTCCTGCTCAAGCGGCTCCTTCTTGAAGCCGTTGTTAGCCATGAAGAACCGATCGACCTTCAAGGAGTTATCGCCCTTGAACATGACGTCGTGCGCGTAGAACGCGGTGCCGGCCACGGTGACCGTGCCGCCAACGTAGGTGAAGAGCTGAGACGCGGCCGGATAGGTCGGCGTGGCCAGAGCCAGCGGACCCGCGCCAACGCCTATGTGTTCCTCGGCGAAGTCCATTGCAAGGGACAGCTCCAAGATGCCGTCCACGGCTGCGGACAGCTCCCAGTTGTGAATCTTGCCGCCGCTGTAGGTGAACGGCGTCAGGGTTCCGTCAGTGGCGTACCGCCCCGCCTGCCAAGTCGAAGACAGGCCCCGCAGGGGCCCGACCGTGGCCGTGTACGTTGTGAACCCGCCCGTGGGCGTGCCCACCGCGAGAGCACCAAGCATGTGCTTGAACAGAAGCCCGAACCCGGAGTCCAGAACCTCAAGCTTCACGGTGCCGTCAGCACCCTTGAAGTTCGGCGCCCACCGGTCATTTCGGAGCACCCGGTTACCCGCCCTGACGCCCTTAGCGTCAATGCGGGTGTACTTGCCGGCAAAGCTCTCGGTCTGAAGCTCGAAGAACCGGGCCGGAGCTATCGGCGTGTCGTACGCCGCCTCTTCGCCCATCCCTAGAAAACTGTCATGAACGCTGTAAACGGTCATGGATCACACCCCCGTGGAAGGGCTAAGAACCGGCGCGACAACGGCAGCCGGGGCGGCCTCAGGAACGGCCGCAGGGGCAACGCTCACGGCCGGAGCCGGAGCCTGGATAGCCGGGGCCTCAGCGGGCCCCGCAAGCGCCGTAGGCGCGGGCGTAGAAGCCGGGGCAACGGTGAAGTTCTGAAGCAGGAGAGAAGCCGCCAGCTCGTCAGAAACGGGAACCGATACCCCGCGTGGAAACAGGGTGCCGTCCGGCGCTGTGACAGCCGTAGACGGGCCCCCGTAGACAATGGCCGTAGCCAAGATGAACCCCCCGATTAGACACGCGCTATGACGCGCAATTCCCCGTGAAACTGGCCCACCCAGCGGTCATCTGCGGGGAACGAAAGCAGCTTGCCGGGGTTGTAGATGGATGAGACGACGTACGAAAGGCCAAGCCCCGGGCTGGCCTTGAAGAACGACTCAAGGCGGGTGTTGATCGAAGCCGCCTGCGTCTCCACCTCGAACGAGCTGGAAGCCGTCTCCATAACCTCAATGATCAGATCGAGGGTGAAGACCTCTTGCTTAGTCTTAAGCGTCTTCCAGTCCTCGTTATCCCAACGGATACCGCCCAACAGCACCCACTGTTGAGGCTGGTCCCTCGGGTCCGGACCCCATACGATCTCAATCCCGGTAAGCCCGGGATCAGCCTGCAAGGCAGTCTGTACGGCCGCCTTGACAGCAAGCGCGTTGGTTGAGCCGTTGCCGGTCATATCGCAACCACGCCCTTCGGGGCGATGGTGTAGCGGGCCAGCACCGCGTCAACGTCCGGAATGCCGGTCTGCCATATGCCAGAGCCGGGCGTAGCCAGAGTGAAAGAACCGCCTTCCGTCGCAACGAAGCTCGTTGCGCGGTCCGGGATGCCGGAGGCGACAGACGCCAGGATGAAGCGGGCGCGCTGTACAGCTGCCCGATACAGATCGTTCGGAACGTACGTGAACCCGTATTCGTAGGTGGTGACCGTGAGGCCCGGCCCCGGAGTGCCCGAGCCGATCGAGCCATCCCACAACTGAGTAAGCGTCGCCGTCTGAAGCGTCGGAAGCCCCGTCACCTTGCCGATTGGGTCGAGCTGAAGCGTTGTCACGTCCTGCGACGTGCCGTCGATTGAGACGGAAACAAGCTTCGTGACGTCGGCATGCGGCAACAGAAGAAACCCGGTGTTGTCGAGCATGGTCGTATACGTGTCGCCCTTAGGGACAAACGACCGGCCGCAGATGCGGGCGAACTCGTCAGTGACCGCGTTCCGGGCCGCACTCAGCGACGCCGTGGGGAACTTGGAAGTGTCGGCAAAGGCCTTATCCGCCGCCCGCAGATCGGGCAGGTTGAACAAGGGAGAGCCGATGACGTCAACCTGAGTCGTCTGCGACAGGGACGCGCCCGCCCACGTCACGGTAAGCGTTCCTAGGGCCGTCTGAGCCGGGATAGGGAACGTGTAGACGCCCGTTGAACCGGTAGTAGCCGCGCCAGAAGCCACGGTAGTACCGGCCCGGTTAGTGACCGTGACCGTAACCGCCCCAGCGTCAACGGCCGTCTCATCCGTCATGAACGTAGCGCTAAGCGTTCCCGAATAGCCGCGTATAAGAGACAACCGAACCCCCTCGGTAAAGAGAAAAGGGCAGGGCCGCTAAGCCCTGCCCCTACGAATCACTTACCGAGCAGGGTCTTGAGAGCGCCGGTCGTGTCCGACAGGCCGCCGTCACCACGCCAAGTCACCTTGTACGACACCAGGTCGGAGCCCCAGCCGTACTCGAAGGACTTCTCAACCTGAATGCCGTTGACCTGGCGCACGTAGTACCTGGAGAAGTCGCCGAAGAGAACGGCGTTGTTGCCGGTCGCGACAACCGGCATGTTGATGTCCGTGACAACGGGCTTGCCCATCAGCACGTCCGGGGCACCCGAGACCAGGCCGGGCTGCCACAGGTACTGGCCGTAAGCGTCCTTGACGCCTCGCAGCTTGCCCACGGTGGCGTCAGCCATCAGCCACTTAGCGTTGCCCCGGTAGGCGTCAATCACGCTGTAGTAGCCAGCGATGATGTCATCGCCGGAGATGGCGCCAATGGTGCCCATGGTGGTCCCCGCGTTGGCCGCGACAGCGGCCGTCAGAACGCCGTTCGGCTGACCGCCGGCCCCCGTGCCCACCAGAAGGTCATGGGCGACCTGACGGCCCGCCATGATGCCGGCCTGCTGAGCGATGAAGCCCGCGATGTCAATCCCGGAGTCTTCGACCATCTCCTTAGAGACCTGGACGATCACGCCGTACTTCTTGGCGCCCAGAGTGAAGCTGTTGAACGCCGCGTCACTCGTCGGGAAAACAGTGTTCTCCGCGACCGGCGCAACGGTCGGCCGCGCGGTCAGGCGCGGGAACGTCATCGGGTTGCCCGACGCCGTGGTGATGATGGTCGGGCCCGCCTGCCACACGCCGATGTTCGGGAGCATGTACTCAAGCACCCGAGCGACAAAGCTGGTCGGGATGGTCGCGCCAGCGTTGGCCGCAACGCCAGTGGTCGCAACGCGGCTCTCAACGCCCGCCAGCGCCGCGCGGGCCTCCTCGCCCGGCCGGATGTACAGGTCATTGCCGATGGTGATCGTCTTGCCGTAGTCCAGGGCCCGAATCTCGTCAGACAGGCTCGACCCCTGCGCCTGTCGCTGCTGATCGCCGGTGAACACGTTGGGCTTCGCGCCCAGAGCGATAGCGCGCTGACGCAGCTCCGCCGCCTGCGCTTCCCGCTCGCCCTCCTCCACGATCGAGCGCGCCTCCGCGCCCAGCCGGTTCAGGTCCGCGTCCATGCTGTCGAGCTGGGAACGCTGCTCGGCGGTCGGCGCCTCGCCTTCCTTCAGACTGTCAGTCAGCGCCTTGCGCTGCTCGAAAATGTTCGCCCGCTTGGTCAGCAGGGCTTCGGCCTGAGCCGCGTAGTTCGTCAAGGTCTTGCCTCCCCCTAGGGGCCGCTAAAGCGGCATACGAAAGAGGCCCACCCCGCACGTTCGGGGAAGGCCTCTGAAGTGGTGGAGCAACGCGCCTTAGGCGCGGCCCCTAAGCTGGATCGCCCGAAGAGCGGTCCTCAGTACGTCGTTGCTGTCTGGTGCCGGAGGAAGCGGGTTCCAAGAGCCGGCCATGTCGTCGGCCACCAGGTCCCAACCGCGCGCTTCGCACGCGGCCCGCAGCGCCCGAGCTGCGCCCATCAAGCCCGATTCGGTGTCCTCATAGGCCGGATAGGTCACGGGGCTAACGTCGAGTAGGTCAACGTCGATCAGGGTCCGGAGACGCCCGCGGCCTTCCTTCTGCCAATCGTCCTGGCGGACGCGGAAGCTGAAAGACGACTGTGTGACGTCGCCCCGCTGCATCGACTCCGCAAGATCCCGCGCGTAGGACGTGTCCGGGGCCGCCACCTCGTAGTGAAGCCCCGTCGAGTCCTCGGCCAGCTTCAGCGTGCCGGACGCGGTCCGCCCCAGGATCAGGCCGGCATCGTGGTTGATGAGGGCCCGCACGTCCTGGCCCTCATTGAGGGCGCGTCGGAACGCGCCACCCCGAACCGTCTCGATGAAGCCCCCGAGGTCATGACTTCGGGTGTCAAACTTCGCGGCGTAGCCGGTAAACGTCCACCGGTCCCCGGCGTTGGTGATGTTGAACGCGGTATCAACCGCGCGGCGCTCAAGCGTCATCTCTTCCCCTTCGGAGCTGTAGGTGTCGTCTGCGGAGGGGGAGACTGGGCCGCCTGAGGCCCCGGCGGGGCGTTCGGGTCAACAGTCGCCGGAGGCGTGAACATGAACGAACCGGCGTCGCCGCCGTCCACAACATCCGGTTGCTTGTTCTTGTCGCTGATCGTGGGCAGGTTTTCGTCAATGCCGACAACCGTTGCCATGCGGAACCACTGATCGCCCTTACCTCCAGGGATCGGCGGTTCGCCCTCTTCGGCCCTGACTTCGTCGGGGCTCTTGATGCCGTTCTGAATGGCTAGCGCGTGCGCCTGGTAGCGCTCGCTCAGCTTGGCCCTCATGCGGGCGTCCATGTTGAAACGCATAGTCTGGAAGCCGGGCAGAAGGAACGTACTAATAGCCTGCTCGACACGCGCCGCCCACGGCGCGAAGGTGTCCTGTGCAAGCTGATAGTTCTGCTCCTCAACGCCCTTACCCCAAGACGACGTAACGGCAGGGTCAACGCGGTAGGCCGGCACACGGTAGAACAGCGCGATATCGGCTTTCGTAAAGTTCCGTGTCTGTAGGAACTGGCTTTGCTCGGGCGTGATGGTGATCGGGTGCCAAGTGGCACCACCGGTCAAGACGCCCACGGCGTGGCTGTTGGCGACTCCCTGATGTTTCTTCATGAAGTCTTCTTTGAGGCGCTTAGCCTCGTCGGGGTTCATCTTGCCCGTGGTCTGAATGACACCGGACATGTATGCGCCCTGTGAGAAGAACCGGGCCCCGAACTCTTCGGTAACCATCGAGATCCCGATAGCCTGCCGGGCAGCCTCAAGCGGGCTAAGGCCTGTCAGGTATCCCGGCATCGACATAGCCGGGATATGAAGGATCTCGGTTGAGTCCATCGTGGTCCCGTTGACGTCAAACAGGATGTCTGTCGAGCCCTGCTCCGGGTACGGGTAAACCCAGCTCGGATGGATCGGCCACAGCTCTACAACGTCGCCCTTGTCGTTGCGCAGGGTGAAGATGTAGGCGTTGCCAGCGACAAGCAGCGACATAAACACGCGTTGCCAGAAGTCAAACGGCGTCATCCGGTAATTCGGCTTGCGCAGCCATGCCGGCGCCCGGACATAGTCCGTGGAGCCGTCCGGGAATTCCTTAAAGGTCTGGATCGGCAGCGACGAGATAGCGTCGCAGATAAGGCCAACGCAGTAGTAGACCGCCGAGACCTGCATAGCCGTCTGTTCGTTGACCTGCTTACCCGAGTAGATCGGGTCATTAGCGAGGAAGGCATTACGCACCCAGTCAACGGGAGGCTGTGAAGACAGCCACCCGAGACCACCAGTGCGCTTCTCAATGCGAGAGAAGACGCTCACCGGTACTCAGGCCCCCGTTCGTTTGCCTCGTCCGGCTTCGGCGTCAGCGAGAAGCCAACGAGCATCAAGAAGAGCCCGGCAAGCAAATACCCAAGCGGCCTATACACCTGATAGGCGCCGACCGCGAACACGAACACCCCGGAGCATTGAAGCGCCGAGGCGGTCAGGTCCTTCACGAGCGAATAGCGCTTCATCAACCCACCCCCGTTAGTCGGCAAGGCTGACGAAGCCTGCGTCTGCGTCGTCTTCAGTGAATGCGACAAACAGCGCGTTCAGAAGCGCGCTAATGCCGTCGATCTTGTCTCCGGACTTGGCCTTAGAAGGCTTGAACAAGCCTTCACCCGTGTACTGAATCTCTACGTTGTCCGCCATCCAGCGGAGGACCGGATTCCCGCCGTGGTGTAGCTCGCCCTGCGCTAGAAGCGACTCAAGCCACTTGCACGGATCGGTCATGCGAGCCGACGTCTGAGGTGCCTTAACGCCGTCAAGGCCCCCGTCTTCAAGCTCGCTCACTAGGTGAGTCGCGTTCCAAGGGTCATAGCCGAAGAGGTCTATACAGAAGTCCTCGGCGTCCTTGCCGATCTCTTCCCGCACCACGCTGTAATCCGTGGTGTCAGAGTCGGTGATGGTGAGATAGCCAAGATCCCGCCAGTACTCAAGCGTCTGGCGCTGAGCGCCCCTGGCCTTGAGAGCCTTCGACGGAATCCAGAAGCGGGGTAGCACCGTGAACCCGCCCGCGTCGGGGTCCTCTGGAGACCCCGGGAACAGCAGAACCCACGCGGTGAAGTCGGACACGGAGGCAAGGTCCAGGCCGGCAAAGCAGCAACGCCCCTTGAGGGCTTCCCTGGACACGGGCTGAGCCGCGTTCAGGTCCCACACGGCCATATCAAGCCAGCGCTCCGCCTGCGACACCCATTGGTTCAGCCGGAACACCCGGAAGGCGTTCTCAGCGCTCGGCTTCGACTCGGCTTCTAGGGCCTCAGACCTCAGGTTTCCGATGCTGAGGAAGTCTCCGAGGGCGGGGTTGGCGTGGTACCAGCCGGTTGCGGGCTCTCCAGTGTCGGGGTTGGCTGGTGTTCCTTCGTCACGCCAATCCCAATCGCGTGGAGTATTCCGCATGAACACGAACCGGGCAGGGTCGCCGGAAGGTTTGCTGAGGAGTTGTTCTCCATACTCGTGTTCCTCCAAGGCGAAACGAGCCGACGTGTACGCGGCTGTAGTGGTGGCAATAAGAATCGGCTGACGCCGGGTACCGAAGCCCTGGCGCATTGCATCCCAAAGATGCCGGTCTTTCTGCGTCAGAACCTCGTCAAACAAGACCATTGACGGGTTAGTGCCGAGGGCGCCGGAGGCGTCCCCGGGGAGGACCGCGTAAAAGCTGTTCGTCTTCGGGTCAATGATGCGTTTCTTGGACGCCACGACCACGAGCCGCTTAGACAGGACGGGAGAAAGCTCGACCATCCGCTTAGCGACGTCGAAGACCAATGAGGCTTGATCGCGGTCGGCCGCGACGGAGTAAACCTCGGCCGACTCTTCCCCGTCGCCTACAAGGCCGTACAGGGCAAAGCCGGAGGCAAGCTCGGACTTGCCGTTCTTGCGGGCCATCTCAAGCCACGCAACGCGGTACTGACGTACCCATTCGTCGTACTGCTCGTCATAGGCCATCGTCCCGAACAGCGGCCGGACAATGTCGTTCTTCTGCCATCCCGTCAACAGGAACGGCTTACGCGCGTGACGGCCCTTGGTGTGAACCAAGACCTTCTCGAAGAAGTTCACGACCCGATCGGCCGCGCCTTCGTCCCACCGGAACAGGCCCTCAGCGGCATCTGCGGGCGCGTGGGGAGCGAGAAGCATCCGCACCCCCAAGCACACGCCGAAAGGCCCCCGTAGGGGCCTCCGGTGCCGTTTCTAGAAGGGTCAGGGGTTAGGCCGTCAAGGCTCCGACGCCGAACTGTCGGGCCATCTGGCGCCAGTCGCGGGAGCCAGTCTCGACGGGCGTAACTTCCTTGACGTCACAATCCGCGCAGAGGCCTTCAGCGGCCTTCGGACGCTCGCACTCGGGGCAGAGGTGCCGGGCCGCCTGCGAGGCCGTCACAGCGGCCACTACGGGCCGCGCAGCGGGCATCTTGTCGGTGAGGCGACGGCGCAGGAACGCCGCCGGACGGTTGATGGTCTCCGGAAGGGCCAGCGTCAGCACGGCAGCGAACTGCCGCCCATCGGCGCCCCGGGCAAACCACTCATCCGCAAGAGGCATCAAGGCCGCTACGTCAGCGGCGGTCAGGTGCAGACGGCTGTCGATCGCCGCCAGGCCCGCAAGGGCCTTCTCCGATTCGGTCATCTCGACCGAACCAGACCCGACCGGCGCCGCAGGCGCCTCCGGGGTTGGGTTTGGGTTCTTTGAAGAAAGGTTCTTTAGGGTTTCATCGCCCGAAGACCCGGGCGCCCGCATTTCCGGGCGCTCAGCTTCACCAGCGGGAACGTCGGATATGACCAGCTCGGTACCGCTGAAGCCGGTTGCAACCC